AAATGTTACCAGCCAAAGGCCCGGTCAAGACTCAACTAGTAGGTCAAAGAACCGCAGAGACAGAAGCGCAAGCAGATCGTGTGCAAGAGTTTATGAACTTTTACATCATGAACGTGATGCAAGACTACGATCCAGAATTAGATATGTTGTTGTTCTACCTGCCACTAGCTGGGTCGGCTTTCAAAAAGATTTACTACGACAATGTATTGAACCGAGCTGTCTCTAAGTTTGTATCTCCAGAAGATTTGATTGTGCCTTACGAGGCATCTGACATAAGCAGCGCGGAAAGAGTTACTCATGCAATAAGTATGTCGCGCAACGAAATCAAGAAACAACAACTCTCTGGTTTCTATGCTGACGTAGAGATCAAATCCGAATCATACGATCCAGATGATGATGAGGTACAAAAAGAGATAGACGAAATCGAAGGACTTAGCCCTTCATATGCAGAAGACAGAGATCACACCGTCTACGAAGTACACACGATTCTGGACCTTGCAGGCTTTGAGGATCTGGACAAAGACGGCAATCCTACTGGATTGAAGCTGCCTTACATCGTAACAATAGATGAGTCATCACAAACCGTGCTGTCCATTAGACGAAACTTTGTCGAAGGCGACCCCTATAAAAACAAGATTAATTACTTCGTACAGTACAAATTTCTACCGGGACTGGGTTTCTACGGGCTAGGATTGAGCCACATGATTGGTGGTATATCCAAAGCATCCACATCGATCCTAAGACAATTAATTGACGCAGGCACTCTGGCAAACTTACCGGCAGGTTTTAAAGCCAGAGGCATGCGCATTCGAGATGAGGACGAACCATTACAACCGGGAGAGTTTAGAGACATAGACACTACCGGCGGATCCTTGCGCGAAAACTTAATACCGTTGCCAATCAAAGAACCGAGCAACGTGCTTATGAGCTTGCTTGGCATACTGGTTGACTCAGGTAAGCGATTCGCTGCTATTGCTGATATGAATGTCGGCGATATGAATCAAGCCATGCCAGTAGGCACAACTGTAGCGTTGTTAGAGCGTGGCACAAAAGTTATGAGTGCTATTCACAAAAGATTGCACTACGCGCAGCGCATAGAGTTTCAATTACTATCAAAATTATTCAGCGAATATTTACCGCCTGAATATGCATACGAAACAGGCACCGGACCCAGAGAGGTAAAACAAACTGACTTTGATGACCGCATCGATGTTATCCCGGTTTCAGATCCAAACATATTCAGCCAGAGCCAGCGTATTACGCTTGCACAAGAGCTTTTGCAGATGGTGCAATCAAACCCACAAGTGCATGGTCCAAACGGCATATACGAAGCGTATAGGCGCATGTATGGCGCGTTGGGAGTAGACAATGTGGAGGCCTTATTACAGCCGCCACCGGATACGACTCCGCGACCAATTGACGCAGGATTGGAAAACAGTGGCTTCTTGATGGGACAACCAGCGCAAGCCTTTGAAGGCCAGAACCATACAGCGCATGTTGAAACACACAGAGCCTTGTTCTTGACGCAAGTCGTCAAAGAGAATCCGCAAATACAAGCCATGGTTATAAGTCATGTGATGCAGCATTTACAATTCTTGGCTGCTGAGATGGCGCAACAACAAATACCGCCAGAAACCATGGAAAGAATTAATCAGGTGCAACAGCAGCTGCAACAAATGCCAGTCGATCAACAACAACAAGCTGCACAACAAATACAGATGTTGTTAGATCAATTTGCCGCACCAATCATGGCGCAACTCAGTGAAGAGTTTTTACAATCTATCGGTCAGGGATCAGAAGATCCTCTGGTAGAAATTAGAAAAGCGGAAGTAGAGCTGCGTGATAAAGAGCTTGATCAAGAGCAATCTCAGTTTGAGGCTAAACAAAATCAAAGGGCCGAGGAGAAGCTTCTTGAGAACGAAATACAGAAGCAACGTATAAATGTGCAAAAAAACGTAGCTGATGATAAACTGGATGTTGCATTGCAAAGGTTGCAACAGCAAGCAGATCTAAAACTCCTTGAGTTAGAACAAAAAATGAGGGGATAAGGTCAAGGAGAAATTATGACAACTAGTTACAAAAAAGAGGCAATCAAAGAGCTGAAAGCGCAAAAGAAACTAGAGCGCGAAGCTGAAGCTGAAGCTCTGTCTGCGCAAATTGCAGAACAAGCAAAGGCTGATGCAGAAAACGAAGCTCGTATTGCTAAAAAATTAGCGCGTATTGCAAAAGGCGAACCTGCCCCGGCAGAGCCAGAGCCTACACCAGAACCTGAACCAGTCGTAGAGGAAGAAAAGCCTGTTGCGAAAAAACCAGCTGAGAAAAAGCCAGCTCCTAAAAAGCGTGGCAGACCAGCTAAGAAGAAGGGGTAATTATGGAAGGTTATACGAAGTACAAAATGAAGAAAAAAACCATTGGCAAAATGGTTGACGGCGAAATGAAAAACGCTGGCGTTGAAAAAATTGTTGACGTGAGAGGCAAGGGTGCCGCAACTAAGGGGCTGAAGTTTAAAGTCAGATCCTAATGGACGATTTAACGCTGCACGACAAGATCAAAAAAGTGATCAAAGATCGAGAGTCTCAGATAAGCGAGACACTTATGTCGGGAGCATTAGAAAGTATAGAACATTATAAATTTTTGCAAGGTGAGCTTTCTGCGTTATACTATATCGAATCGGAGATAAAAGAATATAACAAGGAACTGTGACGAATGTCTGAACAAGCAAAAAAAGCAATCGTAGACGCCTACGTCGATTCCGACGATAGGGTTCTCGATCCTACCCTACTAGATAAATCAGTGTTAGAACGAATGCCTCAACCAACAGGTTGGCGGATGCTGGTTTTGCCATACGGCGGAAAGAACACAACTAAAGGCGGTATCCTTTTAACTAGTGAAACTAGAGAAAGGGAGTCTTTGGCTACTGTTGTTGCTTATGTTGTTAAGATGGGACCCCAGTGTTATAACGACAAAGATCGTTTCGGCGACACACCGTGGTGCGAAGAAAAGCAGTGGGTGATGATTGGCCGTTACGCTGGTTCTCGTTTCAAACTCGAAGACGGTGCGGAAGTCAGAATTATCAATGACGACGAAGTCATAGCCACAATCCTTAATCCAGATGATATAATGAGTGTGTAACCATGATTGAAAACAACGAAAACCAAGAAAACCAAGTCGAAGAAGTCGAAGTAGATATCCAAGAGGATGCTGCTGTCGAAGCACAAACTACCAGCCCGGATGACGAGCTGGACAATTACACCAAAAGTGTAAGCAAGCGAATCAACAAAAAGAATGCGCAGGTAAAGGCCGCTGAAGATCGGGCTGCGTATTTTGAGCAAATTGCGCGTCAGCAACAAGAACAACTAAGCGCTTATCAACAAAGCTATCAGGCTCAAGAAGATACTGTCTTACAGAAAGAAGAAGAGGCGCTTGAAGCTAAAGAGCGTGAAGCAGCAGATTTATACAAGCGTGCTGTGGAATCTGGTGATGCTGAATTGATGAGCAAAGCCGATGATCTAAAAGGCGATCTCAGGATCCAAAAAGAAAAGATCAAAGTGGCGAAGCGTAGGAGAGAACAAGCTCCACAAGCGCAACAAGTCGATCAGTCTTACTACCAACAGCCAGCCGCACAACAACAAGAAGCGGTTCAGCCTACAGAAGAGGCTTTGAGCTGGTATGAGAACAACAAGTGGTACGGTGATCAAGAAGATCCCGCTAATTTAGAAGCAACGCAGTTTGCTTTTTTTCAACACAATATGCTTATCAATGAAGGTTTTGAGCCAGACTCAGAAGACTACTATGGTGAGCTGAACAATCGAATTTATAAAGTTTATCCGCACTTGCAATCCGCAGGTGGGGGTGACGGTCAAAAGGATGGTAGACCCTCCGTGCAAAGAGTCGCATCCGCTTCCGTTGGAAGTCGTCAACAAACACGTAGTAAAAAGAACGGCGTAACTTTCTCGAAGTCAGAAGTCGAGCGCCTTCGAGGGCTAAAACCGCACAACATGTCTGAACAAGACTGGTTGAAACGAGTGGCTCAAGAGAAGCAAAAAATTGCTCAAAGGGAGGCAATATGACAACTAATGAAAAGAAAGTAACGAATCGAAACTCGCGTGAATCCGAAGCTCACGATAATAATCTTCGTAGTAAACCATGGAGGCCGGTACGGAACCTAGAAGCGCCCCCTGCACCACCGGGTATGACATACAGGTGGATCAGGACCGCTATGTTGGGGCAAGAAGATCGATCTAATGTTTCAAGACGCATCCGTGAAGGATGGGAGCTTGTTAGATTGGAAGAACTTCCTGCTGAATGGCAGCACATGTCAACAACAGAAGTAGGGAAAGAAACTGGCATTATTAATAATGAAGGTTTAGTTTTGGGCAAAATGCCCACTGAGATGGTGGATCAACGTAACGAATACTATCAACAAAAAAACTTGGATCAGGTGGAAGCTTTGGATAACACGGTTTTCAACGACTCAAGAAAAGATGGCCGATACGTGAAATACAATCCTCAGAGGGATACCAAAGTGACCTTCGGTAAACAATGATAGGAGTGTATCATGGCTAATAAAGATGCCGCTTTTGGCATGAAACCAGTCAAAATGATTGGTGGAGCGCCATACACTGGTGGATCGAGTCGATATCGTATAGCCGCGAACTACGGAACAGCAATATTTCAAGGCGATATGGTAGCTCAAGTCACTGGTGGAACCGTTGAGGTTCACGCTGATGGTGGGACTGTTCCCATCGTGGGCGTATTTAATGGATGCCAATTCACGGACCCTACAACTGGCGAACAAGTGTTTAGCAACCACTATCCCGCATCGACAAATGCATCGGACATAATAGCGTTTATTATCGACGATCCAAATGTAGTATTCGAGATACAGTGCAACGCAGCGTTCCCAATTGCAGACCTGTTTGGTAATTTTGACATTGTGTATACGACATCTGGTAATACCACTACTGGTATTTCAGGTGCTGAACTTAACGTCTCTGACGGTGGAACTGGAACGACGTTGTCTGTTAAGGCAATCGATATTTCAGAAGATCCTGATAATGACGATGTTTCATCGGATGCAACCAACGTATACGTTGTAATCCAAAACCATATATTCGGTGTTAAAGGCGCCGGGTTAGCTTAAGGAGGTTAATTAGATGGCGATTTCAAGAGCGCAATTAGCCAAGGAATTAGAACCCGGACTTAATAGCTTATTTGGTATGTCATACGACAGTTATGGAGGTCAGGAATACGCTGACATCTTTGCGGTTGAGGACAGTCAAAGAGCGTTTGAAGAAGAGGTCTTGATTACAGGCTTCGGTAGCGCACCGACAAAAACAGAGGGAGCAGGGGTTGCTTTCGATAATGCTAATGAAGGTTTCACAGCAAGGTATACGCACGACACTGTCGCGCTTGCTTTTGCTTTGACTGAAGAAGCAATCGAAGACAATCTTTACGATTCTCTTGGTAAAAGGTATGTAAAAGCACTTGCACAATCTATGGCTCACAC